CACGAATTAAGACAAATGGACATTCCAGTGATGACATTTACTCCAAGTCGTGGTAATGATAAGCACGTACGTGTAAATTCTTGTGCACCGCTGTTTGAAGCTGGCATAATTTGGGCTCCTGACAGAAAATTTGCAGAAGAAGTTATTGAGGAATGCGCATCATTCCCCTACGGCGATCATGATGATCTAGTCGATTCTATGACTATGGCTGTTATGCGATTCAGGCAGGGAGGCTTCCTACCCCATCCAGAGGATTACGAGGACGAAAAGTCAGAACCTAGGAAGATGGAGTATTATTAATGGCAGCAGCAAAAAAAGGATTTGAATTTTTTCTTAAAAGATTACTAAAAGGTTTTCGTTCGGTAGAAAAACGTGAACCTAATAATCTTGAAATGATTTTAATTAAGCAGGAAGCACGTAATAAAGCAATTGATGCTAACAAAGTTATAGACGTTAAATTTGGCAAACCTTTTAATGAAGAAATAGAAGCCATGATAAAAAGTGGTGATGTTAAAGTAGGTAAAGCTCCTAAAACTCCGCCATATGAAAAATCTCAAGCTGACATAGAATTTGAGATAATGGAAAAAATTAAATCAGATAACGAAAAAGCAATTAAAGCTTTTGAGTCTAGAAATCCAAATCCTAAAAAAATATTAGATGATAGAACCAACAAAATCATCAAAAATCAAAACGACGATATTGAAGCTAATAAACAATTTAAAGAAACACAAAAAATTTTAAAAGAACAGATGGACATATTAAATGACACACCTAAAAAAGCATCTATTGAAGGCCAGATGGAAAAAATTAATAAAGCTAGCAACAGAATAGATGAACTTATAAAAGAACGAGAAGCAATGTATAAACCTAAAGAAGAAAAAGCAGGTAAAGGTAGGTTTACTAAAGCAGAATTTTTACTTCAACGTTTAAGAAATACAATTAAAGAAAATCCAGATGATCCATACGTTCAAGAAAATTTTCCAAACTTTATAAAAGAATTAGAAGCTAACCCAGATCTTGCTAAGAACGAAAATGTATTTAGAGAATTAGGTGGCGATTTACCAGATAATCAAAAGATAACTGTCTACGATGATGACACTTTAGATTTTGCAACATTAAAACCTAAAAAAACAGAAGAGGAAATTATTCAAGATCTTGTAGATGAAAAATTTGGAAAAGGTTATTTTGATACTGTTGAAAAACCAACGTTCAGATTAAACGCAGATAAATTTAAAGAAGACTTTAATGTTAGTGACGAAGAATTACAAAAAATACTTGCGCTTTCTCCAGAAGAACAACAAAAAGTATTGCAAGAATATATTGATAAAGATTTTTCACAACAGATTGAACTTTCTGATTTTGATGTTACAGACAAAGAACCAAACGCACAAGGAGGCATAGTTGGCTTACGTATTTGATCCGATAAACAACACGTTGATTGATGACGAAGACAAAAGTTTCGGTAATAAACTTGCGTTAAACACTGATGAGTTTCAAAAACTTTTAGACATACCAGGTGTGTTCAGAGCAAGCGAAGCACCACAGCCACCGCCAAAACAAGAGATTTTAGATAGAGAAGCCATCAATAGATTTATGCGAGACAACAAAGCAGAGGGTGGTAGGATTAATCAAAACACGGGAACAAATATTATGACTCTTAATCCTTTGTTTCCAGAAAAAGATCCTACTGATTTTGATAGTTTTAAACCCTTAGATGTACCCGGTATGGCTTTACCAGTAGGAGCAACTCTTGGTGGTATGAGATTAAAAGATATATTTTTTAGTAAAGACAAAGGTGATAATAAAAAAAATATTATTCCGTCCGATGATAAAATGCCAACAGGTAATGAGCCACCTGAAGGACCTGACTTTACAGAGTTAGGTTTAGAACTTTTAAAAGAAACTGTAAAAAACAGAGAATATGGTAAAGAAGGTTTTTTTGATAATATTAATAAGTATTCTAAAGAAAAACACGGTGGTAATTTAAAAAGAGCTATAGCTGATTTAACAGATACATCAGATAATAAACAATTAAATAATGTCTACACACAAATAGTAAATGCTGCCAATAGAAAAGGTTTTAAATTTGATACGGCAGGGTTAGGTTTACAATCTAATATTTTACAGTCTAAAGTTCCTGTAGACTTAAATACTTTAACAACTACTTTAAGAACAGATACGGGTATATTAGACAACAGAATTAAAGAATTAAAAGGTTTAGACTTAAACAAAGTTTATAACAAAAAAGAATTAGCAGATATCATAGGATTAAAAAGAGCTGCCGATACTTCCGATAAAGTGCAAGTTAGAAAAGATAATTTTTTAATGGAGTTATTATTAGATCAGGGCTTAGAATATAAAGATATAGCTGGTGGCAAAGTTGGATTTACAGCTAAAGAAACTATAGATGCTTTAAAAGATTATTCTAAAAATAAAATGCTAAATTACGAATCTAGAAGTTATAGTGGAAATTTGAGAAAGAAAAGCACAGATAATTATAAGTTAAGAGCTAAAGTTGAAGGTAATGATTATATGAATTTACAATCACAAATTAATAAATCTTTTACTAGAACATTACTTAACGATGATCTTTATCTACCAAATTCTGTTGCAGAGTTTGGACATAACCCTGTGCCAGTTGCATTAACTGAAAAAATTAAAATGTTAAACAATAAAGAATTATCTCAAAAAATTTTTAATATACAAAATCAAACGTGGCAGGGAAAAGAAATTAATTATGATACTTTAATGCGGACATCTGGAGGATTAGAAAAAACATTAAAAGGTATAGACAAATTTTTTAATAAAAAAATTACTAAAAACAATATTCAAGAATTAAATAAACTTTCAAAAGAATTAGACAATTATTATAATAGTGTTGTTAAAAAAGGAGGCGAAGCTGTAAAAGAACTACCTTTTCACAAAAACGTAATTGGTAAATTAAATCTTACGGTTCCAAATGTTGGTGATAAATTAACAGCCGATAATTTTAATGTTGACATGTCCGCAGTAGACAAAAGATTTATTATAGGAAACGTAGATCTTATAAATTCAGATGCATTTAAATATGCTGATTTAACAAAAGAAGAAAAAGAAATATTTGGTCAAAATATAATTGATCAAAAAATAGAACAGCTAAAAGAGTTTTACGGACCAGAGGGTGCAAACTTTCCTCAAGAAATTATTGATGAGTTTATTGAAAAGTTAGAATTTGGCACAGCTGAAGTTAAGGGTATGGCAGAAAGAGAAGGCTTGGGAAAAATAAGCAAAGCATCAGGAGGTGGTGTAGAAATTACTCCGTTACCAAGAACTAATTTTGGTAATGGTGGTGCAGCAGGGGCCGATGTAGATTTTGCAACACAGCTAGAATATTTTTTAACAAATGAGGATGCGGAACTTCCACAGTTATCAACATACAAAGAAACAAAAAATCCAATAGAAGTCTTTAATGATATTATTGATCCAAGAAACTATCCATACTATGCAGACGTGTTAGCTAGATCAGGTGTTCGTATTGGTGAGTTTGGTGCAAGAGTTCTTCCTGCAACAGGAAAACTAATAGCTGATACAATACAAAAAGGTCCTTTTAAAATTAAAGAGACTGGTAATAACTATGTGCAAGATTACACAGATATAATGCCATCGAATATTAAAGGCACAGGAATATTCTCAGAGTTTTTAGAAAATATAACTCCAACATCATTAGAGAAAAAAGTTGGTCTTGATAAATTAATTAAAACAGAAGAACAGAAACAAATAGATCGAGGATCAACTGTTGGTCCAAAAGTTTTTGCAGACACGATAGGTCTTGGAGCCGAGGTCACTGCTCCGATATTCCCGGGTCTTAAATTATTAAATGCTTATGCAAAATCAAGAAACCTACCAGTAGATAATGTTACCAAAGAGATATTGGTAAAAGAGATTGACGAAGTATTAGAAACACAAGGCATGAACAGAAGAGAATTTTTACAAGCAACAGGTGCAGGTGCAACTGTAATCTTAGCAAAGATGTTAGGCTTTGGAGATGAGGTAGCACAGACTGCTAAAGTTGTAGAAAAAGCAGCGGCAGCTCCTACAGGTGTGCCACCATATTTTTTTCAATTAGCCGAGATAATTAAAAAGAAAGGTTTTGATGTTACAAAAGGAAATGCTACTAGAAATCTAGAAAATGTGTATTCATATAATGGATATGATTTATATGAAGATATTGCTACAGGAGAAATTAGAATTGAAAAAATTGGTAAAGAAGCAGATATGGTTACTAATAGAGAAATATTAGAATATAAACCAGGTAGAGCTGATGAATCTATAAAAGGCAAACCAGCAGATGAATACGAAGAAGTAACTGAAACTAATTCAAGAATTTACAAAGATGAGTTTAATGAGCCTGATTATGAAGAAGGCATTAATATTGAAGAAATATTAGAATTTATAAAAAATGAAAAAGCTAACTAGAACAGTACCACCCAAAAGAGGACCCAATCCACAAGGGTTGAATGTTCCTCTAAAACAGGTTAAGATAACAAACCCGGAGAATATAAATGGCAGATATAGACAAATCGTTACCAAACGTAAAAACATCGATAGAGGTTGATCCTCAAGAAGAAATAGAAATCGAACAGGAGAAAGCCGTAGAGGCCCAAGATCCTGGAGTCGAGGTCACACCTAATGAAGATGGAAGCGTTGAAGTTAACTTCGATCCAAGTAAAGTAAATATTGAAGGCCAACCAAGCCATTTTGATAACTTAGCAGAATTATTACCAGATGATGTTTTAAAACCAATTGGTCTAGAACTAGTTGGCAATTACAAAGAATACAAAACATCAAGAAAAGATTGGGAACAATCTTACATACAAGGTTTAGATCTTTTAGGATTTAAATACGAAAACAGAACAGAACCGTTTCAAGGAGCTAGTGGTGCAACTCACCCAGTTCTTGCGGAAGCTGTTACACAGTTTCAAGCTGGAGCTTACAAAGAATTATTACCAGCAGAAGGACCTGTTAGAACTCAAGTCGTCGGTAAACCCGATCCAGCAAAAGAAGCTCAGTCACAACGTGTAAAAAATTACATGAACTATGAGCTGATGGAAAAAATGGAAGAGTATGAACCAGAGTTTGATCAGATGTTATTTCATCTACCACTTGCAGGTTCTACATTTAAAAAAGTTTATTACGA